CTCGTATTCATAAAGTTTTGCTTTGTCACCCTCGCCTTTCACATAATAAAGCGCGTCTTTAATCGAATCGTAAACCCGATATATTTGAACCTTTTCCATTTCTTCGGAATCGTCCTTTTTCATATCGACCTTTTTGTGAAGCAAAATCAAATATTCAAAATCCTCCCATTTTGCCTTAAAGTCGTGAATACAATCGATCGATTTTATCGTTGGATATGCTTCGCCGTCCTCGTTGGTTTCGACAAGGATGACCCCGTTCGGGTCCGAAATGTACGCCGGGACCCAAAAATCCTGCATCCATTGACGCAATGAAACTCCCTCGGGAAGTTTCTCGATGTAATCGTTTGCCTTTTTGGTAGTGGTTTCGGTTTTCGCTTCAATTTTGGTCACGAAACCAGACGCGGAAAATACTTTGTTGATTGGGGTGATTAGATAGGCGAGGAGGTCTTTTGTGGATCGTGCGATTTTGTTTCGGAGTTCCTTTTGTTCCTCGTTTTCAAAGTTTTTGACCTTTTCCAATAGCGAAGCAACATCGCCCCCGTTGTGTAAAATGTCAAGAATTTGGTGGTCGTCACGATACGTCGAAATGTTTGGATTTGACGGGGATAATATCCGGGCGAGTATCTGGTCTTTGTCGAGTTCCATCGTTTTAGGGCTTAAATTTAGTACAAGAATACGAATATTTGCAAATTAATTTTTATATAACGAAAAAAACCCATCGCGGGACAGAAAAAATGATAATTCCATTGATTCTCGCTTCTTTGTATTTTTTTTATTTTAGCCATATTGGTAGATTTTTCTATTAGTTGAATACTGTAAATTTACAGTAAAAATTGGGTGCTTTAAGGACCTATTTCTGTATTTTACTGTAAATATGCACCGTTACCAATGCACCGCAGCTGATTCCTCGTTGTGCGCGATATGCGCGTATCTTGCAGCATCCCAGAAGTGATTGAATTTGTCGATCGGTTGATTGATCAGGATTCCGTGAATTTCTTTCATCACATAATTTTCCTGCTCCGCTTTGACCTCCTTGTAATATTGATTCCGAACGATGTGAATTTTTTTCCGCTTCATCGATGTAAGCCAAAACATCACCGACTTTGTTTTCGATACCTTGAAAACGTTCCAGCCCAAATCCTCCAACGCCGAAACCATTTCAACGGTCCCTTTGTTTTCCCCGGTGTATTTATCCGATGAATCGCAGGTAATGATGTCGGACCGGGACAATCCGATTTCCTCCCAAAAGTCGGAAAGGTCGTCAGGGTTGTCAATGGATGAATAACATAACGGCTCGATCCAGATGTTATCACGGTCCTCGGCATAACGGACCGTCGCGTTCGGGTCAACAGTGAACCCGAAATCGTTCCCGTATGTAAACTCGTCCACGAACGTCGGGAATTGGTCAATCCAAGTGACGTGCTTGAATATGACGCCCTCCATCGCCCCTCGAAGCCCCAATCCGTAAACCTTCCAATTGTACTCGTCAGCGGTCCCCTGTTCGATGTTTTTGTAATGTGGGGGCGGTTGATGTTTGTCGGTCACGGGTTTACCCTTGTAGTATATTTCCGAATCGCGGACCTCGTATGTCCCGGGTTCCCAAGGTTCGTAAGAAAGGATTTTATTTCGTTCCTGCGGTGAAATATATGGGTTGTCCTTGAATGTGGTCCGTAAAAATCCGACATCGCCCCGGGGAATTACGGAATCAAAAACCCAGTGTTGTGTTACTGATGGGTTGTAATCCATCCACCAAAACTTACGACACCTCATTTCGACGTGATCGAATATTTCGCGGGGAATGAACATCACCTCATTAAAAAACGCATAATCACAACCCGCCCCGTGAGCCTTTCCAATTTTGTCGCATCCTAAAAAGGTGATTTTGGTTTTTCCGATTTTAAATGTTTTGACGTCCTGCGCGTGATGGAATTTGTTCGGGAGGTCGAAATGGTCAAGGCGCCGTTTGAAATCATCATAAAGGGTCGTCTTGAATTCGTTGTATGTTTCCCGGTAAATGTGAATCGTTGAACCCGGATCATAAACCAGTGCAATGAAGAAAATCAAATCAATACCGGACCACGTTTTCCCGGACCGCGACGAACCCTCCAAAACGCAACCACGAACCCCGTCAACCAGTTCACCATAAACGTCGTAAGCTTGGGATAATAGGGAATCACGAAGAAATCGATAATTCGGGTTTGTTTTGCCGTGATAATTGATCAGCCCGTCATTCAGTTGGCGAATTTCCTTGTCCCGAAGTAGTTCGTTCAATAATTTTAATTCCGAATCACTCAGTCCCATCCAAATCTTGCGCTTTTTTCAACAATGTCGCCAGCATTTTGTCCTTTTGTTCCGGTGTCATATTGGCGATTGATTCACCGTCGGACGTCACGTCAACCTTATTTCCGTATTTTTTGGGGTTTGTGACGGCTAAATAATACTTTCTCGCGTCGATCCGAACCTTTGACCTTTGGATGTGTTCTTTGTCGATGGTCACGATCGCAGCATCACCCATCATCACGATTTTTTCATCCCGGGTCGTGTCATCGGCAATGTGGATAATGTCCTCAAGCATCAAAATCTCGCGCTCCTCACACGCGCGTGCGTATCGTTTCGCCTTTTCGGGATCATCTTCAAGCCATTTGTAAAAAGTTTCCGAACCGGGGAATTCCGGGTCGAGTAAACATTTTCGGATTGAATATCCCTCCTCCGAGATACGTCGGCAGATTTCGGTGAAGACTTTTTCGATGTCGTCGGGTTTCCAAGCCATTGCTGAAATATTGGGGTTTTGTGAATGGGTGAAAGGTACGAAAAAAAGTGATTCCGGCGATTGGGGGAATGTTGATAAGTCGGTGAACAAGTGGGTCGTCGAAAATGCGAAAAAAAATCCGACCCCGAAGGGGTATTGAAGTGAAAAACCCGGGGCGCGGATTGGGTGGTCCGGTCCCGGGCTGGGGATTGGGGAGTTGATAAATTGTTTTATTCGACGTATATGGAACGTATGTCGCCGTCAGGGGTTATGACCATAGGTTCACCACAGAAATCGCAATCGGTAATCCTTAAAACATTGTTTTCGTGGAATGACCAGTCAGACATTTCGTCGATCATTCTTTCATCTGCTGGGAAATATAGGTCAATTAATGGTTTTTCGATTTCCCCGGATATGTCGTATAATTTCCCATTGATTTCACTGACGCAATGAGTGACGCTTCGGTTTGTCATTGGCTTTGCGTCCGGGAATATGGCCTCCAAGAAATAACTACTTTTTCTGTGGCACTCGTCCGTTAGGAATATTACAATTACTTTATCCATTGGGTAAATCTTTTAAAAGTTGCTTGGGAACTATGCCCAAAGTTTTTTAGCTGTTTCTACTTTATTTGTAAGGTCGTTTACTCGCTTCTTTGCATAGGTCAGGGAATAAGAATGCTGCCTCTTGATGCTGCCATCCTTTAGACCCTTGTGGTACTCGGTAGCTTCTTCAAGCTGTGCCTGAAAGAACTCTATACTTTCCAGCATTGATAAATCAATAACATTGGCCATACTCTCCCAGTAGTCGGTACGCTCACGATATGCCTCAGCTTTCTGCAACTCATTCATTGCGTTAGTCATTCTTGTCCAATTACGCTCAATCAAAGCACGGTGTCGCTTCTCGCTGTGGTGTCCTACCTTAATAGGTTCTCCAAGGCTTAGGAAATCCTTGCCCTCATTACTCTTTCCCCTCCACCTATCGCTACGTTTTTCAGCATTATCTGCCCATTCATTAAGTTTTTCAACTTTCTTCCTGGCTCGTTCCCTATTATCGAAACCATCCGCACGGGTTATAGAATAACAATATTTCGGGTCCTCCTTGGTTCCTGTATAGCCTATGAAATTGTGTACGATACATTCATGCTCTTTTCCATACTTGGTAGTAAGAATGATAGTATCTCCTTTTTGGTGTCTCTCATCGCATTGGGCTATAAATACGTTGGGGCAATACTTTTTGTAAATGTTCATTTTGTTTGATGTTTTAAAAAACCTCCTAAGCAGATAGCCCCTCAAAAAAGAAGCAATGAAAAAAACCATTGTGATTATTAGG